AGAATTAGAAGAAACTATTACAGGTCAATTATCAGAGCAAAAAACAAATCAAGTAGCTTTAGAAAAAGAATTGTTAGAATCACAAAATACACTAAGGGCTGAAAGTTTAACAGGAATAGAAAGAGAATTAGAAGAACTTGAAGCATCTTATAAGTTAAAATTAGATATGGCTAGGAAGTCAGGAGTAGATACGGCTGCTATAACAAAACAATATGAACAACAAAAAGAAGCAATAGTACAATCAGGAGTTAATGCTCAATTAAACGCTTATTCTTCTTTAACAGGTGCATTAGGAAAATTGGCAGGAGAAAATAAAGAATTTGCACTTGCTCAAGCAGTTATGGATACTTATGCAGCAGCTAACTCTATATTAACAGACCCTTCTTTTGTAGGACCTTCAAGATTTGCAGCAGCAGCAGCAGCAATAGTAACAGGGTTAGCTAATGTACAATCTATTATGCAAGTACAAGTTCCGGGAGGTGGAGGAGGTGGAGGAATGGGTGCATCAGCACAAGCACCTGCACCACAAATGATGTCAGGAACTTTTGAATTAGGTGGAGGACAAGCCCCTGAACCTGTTCAAGCTTATGTAGTTAGTGATGACATAACATCGAATCAGAACAAATTAGCAACAATTAGAAGAAGAGCAACAATATAAAAATCAAATAAATATTAATTAAATCTATTATATACTATGCCATGCACTAAATGTAAAGACGGAAAATATAAATGGGGTAAAACAGGAAGCTGTAAATACGCCAATAAAGGAGAATGTGAAAAAGCCAACCCTAAAAAATATAATAAAATGAGGCCAACACCATTAGGGAAAAAGTCGTATGAAGAATACGCAAAAGAATTAAAAGAATTTAATTTAAGTAAGATTGAAAAAATAGAATTAGGGGTTATACAAGATTTTGAAAAAATATCAAATGAAGCAGATGAAAATTATAAAGAATTAATTTCTAATATAAAAGAACTTAATAAAATAGCAGAAGTAGTTGTTCCAGCAGTTAAGAAAACTAGAAAATTATCAAAAAGTGTAGAATCTCTTATTAAATCTTCTGAGCAAACTTTTAAAAATTATAGACAAAAATTAAAGATAGCTCAAAAACAAGCTAAAGAATTAGGAATAAATTTAGACGACGTTAAGCCAGTAAATAATGCTAAAGAACAAGTACAAAAATTAGTAGGAGAACTTGACCAAGCAGAACAAACACTTTCAGGAGTTAGTAGTTTAATTAAATATTAAAAATTTGTATATGACTAAAATAGTAGAATTATTAATTGCAGATGATAGTCAAGAACTAGCAATTGATGCTATTTCACTAGTTAATTCTCCTGCAATAGAGCAAGATTTTGTATTCTTTGGTAAAGAGAAAAACAATTTGACATTTGCTAAAGTAGATGAAGAAAAACGTATGTTAGTATCACCTGCTTTAATTCCTAATAAGCAAATTTTTCGTTATGACCCGAATACTGATTCAGACTACTACGTTTTTTTTAGTCCTGAAACGGTGCGTAAAGCTAGTGAACTTTATTTAAAACACAACAATCATCATAAAGCAACACAAGAACACAATGAAAGAGTATCAGGTGTTCTAACTGTAGAATCTTGGATAAAAGAAGGAGATAGTGATAAATCTAAATTATATGGCTATGACCTTCCTAATGGTACGTGGTTTGTTAAAATGAAAATAACAAATGATGACTTGTGGCAAAAGATTAAAGCTGGGGAATTGAAGGGCTTGTCTATTGAGGGTTACTTTACTAATAAATTCGAGTCTATGCAAAAACAACAACCAACAGACGAAGAAATTTTATCAGCACTTAATGAAATTATAAAACAAAATCAAACAAATAATTAACTATTCTATTATATTAAAAAAGAAACTATGGACATTAAAGAACAAATACTAGTAGCACTTGGCTTAAATAAAGTCGAAGAAGAAGAAATCAAATTAGCTTGGCAAGCTAAATCTGAAGATGGTACAATCTTTGTATCTACTGCAGAAGAATTAGAAGCAGGAGTTGATATTTCAGTTTTAACGGAAGATGGAACAACTATACTTTTACCGATTGGCACTTATAAAACGGAAGAAGGCGTAAGTTTTCGTGTGGAAGAAGAAGGGATAGTTTCTGAGGTTATGGAGTCTGAAACGGAAGAAGTAGTTGAAGAAGAGGAAATGGAAACTGAATTAGCTGAAAAAGAAGAAGATGACAAAGATGACTACGAAGAAGAAGCAGATGTAGCTGATTGGAAAGGAATGGAGAAAAGAATCCAAAACCTAGAAGATGCTGTTGCAGATTTAAAAGAAGAAAAAGTAGGAGGGGATGATGAAGTAGAAGAAATGGCAGAAGAAACCGTTGAACCATCTGTAAACCCTAAGACAATAAAAACAACTGAAGTTAAAGAATTTTCGGCAGAAGAAGAATTAGAGAATTTAAAAGCTGAGAACGAAAAACTTAAAACAGAATTAGCAGCAACACCTGCTGACTCACCAATTAACACGAATAAATTTAGCTCTGAAAAACCTGTATTGACTAAAAAAGAATACAGTAAATTATCTAAGCAAGAAAGATTTATATATAACCTAAATAAATAATAACAAAAAACAAAAACAATTATGGCATTTACTACGACAAGTAATTTTGCGGGGAAAGCAGCTGGATTTTATATTTCGGCAGCATTAAAAGAAGCAAAATCATTAGATTTTCTAACAATGATAGAAAATATTAAATTTAAAAGCAATATCCAACGTATGGCAGGTTCTGGATTAATTGCTAATGCAACGTGTGATTTTAACGGAGCAGGAACTCTTGCATTAACCGAAAAGGTTTTAGAGCCAAAAAATCTACAAATCAATTTGGATTTATGTAAAAGTACGCTTTTGGATAGCTGGGAAGCGTTACAAATGAGAGCAGGTGCAGGTGCACCACCTCCAGCATCTTTCGATGACTACGTTATATCTTACATGGGTGAGATTATAGCACAAGGAACTGAAGATAGTATATGGAATGGAGCAGCAGGGGCAGGAGAATTTCAAGGTTTCTTAAATACTAATGGATTCTTAATGCCAACAGGAACTAATGCAGATGCAACAGTTCATCAAGATGCAGCTTCAGCAGCTTATACTGCTGCAAATATTATAGCTAATCTACAAGGTTTAACAGAGAATATGGCTACAAACATTTCTGCAGTATTAAGAAAAGAAGATTTACATATTTATATGAGTCCTAAAACATATGCTTTGTATATCTCAGCAGTATCTACATTAGGATATGTAAACGCTTACAACATGAATGGTGACTATGAGCCAGTATTTGAAGGATACAAAATCGCAGTTTGTCCAGGGATGCTCGATAATCAACTAATAGCAGCGGAAAAGTCTAACTTATTTTACGGAACGGACCTATTATCGGATGCTACGAGAATTACTATCATGGATATGGCTAACCTTGACGGAAGTGATAACATGAGATTAGTTGCTAGATACTCAGGTGGTGTTCAGTCAGGAGTAGGTGCTGATATCGTTAGACAATCGTAATAAACTAAATTAATAGAAGCAGGGGTGTAAAAACCTCTGCATCTTTAACCCTTTAAAAATAAAAAATTATGGCATGCACAGCACTTACACGCGGAAGGGGACTCGATTGTAATCGAATTTCAGGGGGCGTGAAAAAAATATTTTTCTCAGTATATGACCCAAATGTGTCTTATACTTATGATGCAACACACCCATTAGAGATTGATGCAATTGATTGGAATGGTTCTACGATTTATGAATATGTTATGCCTCTTGGCGTTGCTAGTGTAACCGATACTATTGTTGGTTCTCGTGAAAATGGAACTATATATTACACACCTACTATTAATATCATATTAAATCGATTAACAAAAGAAGACCAAAATGAAATTAAACTATTGGGAAAAAGTAAAGTAAGAATTTTTGCTCAATTAAATCAACAATTAGCTAATGGACATGATGTATTTATTGCTTTAGGCATGGAAAATGGCTTAGAATTAAATGCAGGAACTATGGATAGTGGCGCGTCATTTGGGGACAGAAACGGTTATACGTTGACCTTTGACGGAATGGAAGCAATTCCTTTTGCTATGTTAGAAGATTATACAACAATCCCTTGGGACCAAAGTGGATTTATTAATGAAGCAGGAACATTCCCTACAACTTCATAATACAATTAGTAGTTTTTCAAATATTCTTGAAGAGAGGGCTTTTTAGTCCTCTTTTCTTTTAAATGCCAAATAAATTTAACCTTTTTCTATTATATTAGTAGATGATACAAGCAATTACAGAAACTAAGCTAACAACTTTCCTACAAACAGAGGATAACAGAATAGATACATCAGTAGGTTCTGATTTGATTAGGCACTTAGTAAAGTTTACAAATGATATGGATAAGTCAATACAATATGCTTATTCAACTGTTCATTTAATTTATGATAGATATACAAAGTTTGTATTTGAAAATTCGGCACTACCATCTAAAATAAGTGATTGTAGTGACTTTGTTGCAGGTGTTAGTACCTTCCCTTATGTACTTGTAGCAACACTCGCTTCTGAGGGTGCAGCTAGTCAAGCAGAACAAACGTTTACTATGAATGTAACATCTTTACCTGTGGGGGGTGCTAATTTTAGAGTTTTTAAAACTACATCAGGCGGTGCAGGAGATACAGGGGTTACAATACCATTAACACTTGGTATAAACACTAAAACAGTACCTGCCGTTTCTTTTAATAGAACAGTTAAATTCCAGTTTGATAAAGATACTGTTGAGTTTGATTCATTAATCTTAAATGGAGTTGCTTCAACTTGTCCTGCTGCTATTAATGATGTTTATACAGGAAGGCTTAACTTAGTGCCTTCAGGTTATTACAAGTATGAAGTGTACGAGGTAAGTTGGACAGGTGCAGTAGCTATAAGTGTAGGTAACGCACCAATAAATGAAAATGATGTACTTCCTGTTGGACCTACTCACGGAGTAGTACAGGGGTTAGTAACAAAAGGCAAAATGTATGTAGCAGATAAATCAGGTACTGCTCAAGTACAATACACACAAAGACAAGAACCATCAGGAGGAACAAATTATATATATTACGGACAATAAAAATTAAAAAATGGCAATAGAAAATGTACAACAACTCTTAACAGAGCAATTAGGAAAAAACAGATGTGATGTAATAGGCACAACTGCAATGAGTGGTAAAGATTACTACGCTATACACTTTCCTGTAGAATCAGTAATAGCTTCAATAGCAGCTACTAATATACAAACAGGAACAGGTTCAGCAGCTTCAAATCTTCATACGACAATGGCAGCAGGGACTACATTATTTCTTCAATGTACCGCAATTACTCTGACTTCAGGTGTTGCTATTTGTTACTACGACCAAGTAATATAATGTTAGCACAAAAACTAGGTTTAAGTTTACCATCACTAAAAAAAGCAGGTGGTGGTGCAGCTTTTGAAAATTTATATTCTTTAGAGTTTGGAACAGGCTCAGGAGGAGGTGCTATTGATGTGCTTGTTGTACCTGATTCAGATGACTTAACACCAAATGGCTCAGGGGCTAATAGAGGTTGGTCAGTTTCTTTTTGGATGAAAACTTCAAATACAAGAGATTCTATACTTGGAAAAATGAATGGAAATCCTGAAGCAGAATACGAATTTTTATTAGGAAGATTTGGTGATTTAGAGGTTAATTTATTCACCAATACTACAAGTAATAAATTAAAATTTGGAGTAAATCCTTTCACTAAAAATATGGCAGATGGTAATTGGCATCACGTTTTGTTTAGTTGGGATTTATCTACTTCAGGAAGTTCAGGGGCTATTCTTTGGATAGATGGAGTAGAATATTCAGTTGCAACAGGTAATGTAACCCTAAATTATTCAGGAACTTTTACAGGTGTTGTAAATCAAGCTAGCGATTTAACTATTGGTTTTGTAGATGGTATTAATGGTACAATACAATATGAAGGTTTTTTAGATGAAATAGCTTTTATTGACAATGTATCAACACAATCTAAAGCAACTGAGTATTATAATGGTGGAACTCCAACTGATTTAAGTGGTGAAACTTATTTAGAAGCTTATTGGAGAATGGGAGATATCGCAGGTCCGAGTGTATTCCCTACTATTGAAGATTTTAGTTCAAATAGTAACGATGGCACAATGACAAATATGGCATCATCTGATATAAAAACAGATGTACCTTAAAAATTAAACAATGAAAGATTCAATTTTATCAGTAAATTTAGAAACATCAACTGCACCTGTTGTACAAGAAGTACGTGGCAGGGATTATATCGAGTATGGAACCGACGACTGGCGAAACCTCTATCCACAGTTTCTGATAGACCTTTATTACAACAGTTCAACTCATGCTGCGATAATTAATGCAACAAGTGAAATGATATCTGCAGAAGATATTATAGTTAAAGATGATGATACAAATTTAGATGCTTATGTAAAACTCAAAAAGTTTTTAAGACATGCAAATTCTAAAGAATCTTTACATCAAGTAATAAAGAAAATTGCTTTTGATTTTAAATTACAGGGGGGTTACGCAATACACATTATTTGGAATCGTGAAAGAACAGAAATTGCCGAAATTTATCACGTACCAATGGAAAGGGTAAGAGCAGGAAGACCAAATGTAATGGGTATAGTAGATACTTATTATATAAGTGCAGATTGGTCAAATACAAGAACACACAAACCTTATCCAATAGCGGCTTTTAATGTTAATGATAGAACATCAGGAAGTCAATTATTATATACAGGTGCATATTCCCCGAATATGGACATATACCATACTCCAGATTATTTAGCTTCTTGCAATTGGGCATTAGTAGACCAACGCGTTGCCGAATTTCATCTCAACAACATAGAAAACGGTTTCAGCGGAAGTTACTTCATATCTTTTGCAAACGGGGTTCCAACCGCTGAAGAACGTAGACAAATAGAAAAAAGCTTAACTGATAAATTCGTTGGTGCCGCTAATTCGGGTAAATTTATTCTCACATTCTCAGATGACCGAACAAGAACGCCTGAAATTACTCCAATAAGTGTTTCTGATGCCGATAAACAATATTTGGCACTCCAAGAGCTACTCGTCCAAAATATTTTAACTGGACATCGTGTAACTAGTCCAATGCTAATGGGTATAAAAAATGATACAGGATTAGGCTCTAATGTAGATGAACTTAACTCGGCTTTTAATTTTTATTTAAATACCGTAATTATTCCATTCCAATTACATATTAAAAACACTTTGCAAACAATATTTTCTGTTAATAATATGGATTTACCTGTTGAATTTGTACAATTGAAGCCTATAACATTAGAATTTACTTCTGAAGACTTAAAAGGTATAATGACAGAAGATGAATTAAGGGAAGAAATGGGTCTTAAGCCTTTAGATGTCGAGGTTAGAGAAGATTTAAGCAAAGTTGGAATGATTGATGGACAGCCTGTTTTTAGTACAATAGAAGAAGCTGAAGAGCATGCAAAGAAAAAAGGATGTACAGGGTATCACGAACATGAATATGAAGGGAAAACAGTTTATATGGCGTGCGAAGGACATTCAGAAGCTACTGAATTATCTAAATTTATTTCTGAATTTGGAGAAGATATTCCTGAAGATTGGGAATTAGTTGAAGAAGAAGTGGTAGATGGAGAACACCAAGACTTTGATTTTGAAGCAGTATTGAACGATGCAGCAGATGAAAAAATAGAACTAGCATCAACAGGTAGAGCATTACCTGATAGAAAATCAGAACAAGATGGAATATCAAAAAAAACAGGAGATTATTTTAGGGTAAGATATGTTTACGCAACAGATAATTTTTTAGTAAATAAATCAGGTACGAAAAGAAAATTTTGCACACAAATGGTAGGTGCTAATAAAATGTACAGAAAAGAAGATATTATAAATATGGGTAAAAAAGCAGTAAATCCGGGATTTGGACCTCGTGGGGCTGATAAGTATTCAATTTTTCTTTATAAGGGGGGACCACAATGTTTCCATTTTTGGACTCGTAGAATTTTTAAAACTGTAATTGGAGAATCAAGAACAACAAAAATAGAAGATGCTGATTTAATTGGTTACACTAAAGCAAGGTCAGAAGGCTTTACAGCAAAGAAAAATGATAGGTTGGTTGCAATACCACCAAGAAAAATGAAAAATAACGGATATTTAGATTAATTATGTCAAACTATATTTTATTCATCTCAGAAAGCAAGCTTAAGTCAAGCACCGCAGTAAATCTCAACGTGGATGTACATTTATTACTTCCTTTTGTAAGAGAAGCACAAAAGCTTTATGTAGAAACTGCACTTGGAACGAAATTAACGCAGAAATTGAAAGACCTTATAACAGCAGGAACTATTGGAAATGTTGGTAATGAAAATTACAAAACTTTACTTGATGAATATGTTGGAGATATGCTTCCTGGTTATAGTTTATATCACGCTTTGCCATATCTTAGACATAAAATAGAAAATGGTAATATTTATAATAAAACTTCTGAGACTGGTAATTCATTATCTACTGAGGAAGCGCAATCATTTAGAGAAGAAATTTTAAATACATGTAGTTATTACAGAGAAAGATTAATTGACTATATTAGAAATAACCTATCTTTTTTCCCAGAATATTCTACAAATTCAGGGGCTGACGTTTCGCCATCAATAGAAAACTATTATTCAAACATGAACCTTGAAAGACCAAGACAAGGAACCGAGTTAACATTAAGAAACTTCTTAACTGCAGGAGAATAAATGAAAAAACATTATAAAACTAAACCTAAAAATATTACAAAGCTAAAATCCTATTTGGATACTAAACCAAAACAATCTAAAAATGAACGACTTAAAAGACACAATACAAGTAGGGTTAGCTAACGGAACTGCAATAGGAGTTAGCCTAAGTGAAATTAATGAGGTTCTTAGCCTTGTTGCTTTAGCACTTTCTATTGCTTATACTATATATAAATTCTTCAAATTTGAAAATAATAAATAAATGGCTCGTAAAGTTGTTACAAGCACTTTTAAGCGTGTTAGAAAGAAAAGAAAGGGTATCCACTCCAAAAACGCTTCAAGAGGACAGAACGCCTTTAAACAACCATATAGAGGACAAGGTAGGAATTGACTTGTTAATAATTAGAGATATGTTTACTGATGAATCTACAATTGGTGAACTTTTTTTAAA